CTAGGTGCTCAGAATACAGCATCAATCACTGACCTTAGCCAGGTTGTCACGGACCTCGATTCCTCAATGGCATCACGTCTGGAAGAACTGGGTGCACAAACTGATAAAGCCAGCGGCGGTATTCAGAACAATGCTATCGCGCTGATCACCAGCACGCTCGCGCAGGTTAACCAGCGAAACCTTCTGAGTGTGCAATATGGCGATAACAAAGCCGGTATCGAGCGAGTCGACAATGTGATGGCCGACGCCAGTAAAGCTGTCGCTGAGTCGCTGCGAACACTGGATTCCAGTACTGGTGGAAACACGGCGAATGTCACTGACTTGTCGAAGACACTTGCTGATTTTACCCAGGCGTCTGCTACGCAAATCAATTCGCTAAAGGTCACGGTTAACGGTCAGTCTGCAGCGATTGTCCAGAACAGCCAGGTATCAGCGGACATCAATAACAACCTGAATGCGATGTACAGCATCAAGGTCGCTGTTGATTCAAATGGCAACCAGTACGCAGCTGGAATGGGTATTGGTGTTCAGAATACGCCGTCCGGCATGCAATCACAGGTGCTGTTTGTGGCTGACCGATTCGCTGTAATGGCGCAGGCTGGCGGTACAGTTACGCTGCCATTTGTGATCCAGAACGGGCAGACCTTCATCAATGATGCGTTCTTCCGCGATGCGAGTATTCAGTTTGGGAAAATCACTGATTCTCTGAAGTCTGATAATTTTGTGGCTGGTAAGACAGGATGGAATATGCCGAAAAGTGGCAACGCTGAGCTGAACAACGTCACCGTTCGAGGAGCTTTGTATGCAACAACCGGTAATTTCGGTTTTAGTGGTCCGAATAAGGCGACGGTGATAGACAGTAATGGTGTCACTATCAACCTGACCGGAGGCGGCCGTATCGTACTTGGAGAATGGACATAATATGCCAAGAGGACTACTGATTGACCTGAATGACGGCGGAAAGCGCATGGAGATAACGGCGGGCCTTCGGTGCCCGTCTTTTGGAGCCTACTTTGACAGTGGCTACCAGAAAGCCAAGTACGCTGATGTTGCCGGTTATGTTTCCGGGGCGCAGGTGCTGTTTATCCCTCACGCGACGGCTTACCTTGACTCAGGGCTGCTTCATAAAATGAACTCGGCCACCATATCTGGTGGACGCGTGACGCAGAACTCCACGATGAAGGACGTGAGCATCAGTGAGCGTGAGAGTACGTACACGTTCCCCGGAAGCATCTGGCAGATATTTCCTTCAGGCCAGCGTAAAGGAGAAGGCCTGCTTATTGATGACAGCACTGACTTCCTGGCGATTACTAATGCCACGCAGTCAGGGCAGTGTATCTGGAAGGGCACCGTCAATGTTCCCACTGGCGGCTGGACAGTTCCCACGATAGCGGGGTACGACAAGTCCAAATATATCGTATTTGGGCGCTGCAATAGTGGTAATACAGTCGATTTCGATGGCAACACGGTCAGGTTCTTCAGCCCTCCATCCACCAACGATGATGCTCCGACGACCGGCACAATAGATATTGTCATCTTTGCCAGTGGCGTGGCGCCGCAACCGGGCACCGGCCTCAACATCTTCAATGCAGCCGGGGCCTGCACGTTTTCAACGACAAAGCGGCCTTTCGTTTACCTCAATCAACTCTGGACGCCTTCGAAAAATGCCGTGAGCATCGGCAGCGGGTATGTTCCGCTGGGTAGATTCGGGCTGATGGCTCACGAAGTTAATGGCATGTACGTGTATCGAATGTTCGGAATAAAAATACAGAACGGCAGTGCTTCAGTTCAGGGTGGGAAATATCTGGGGCGCGAGCGGTATGCAATTTTTGGTAATGACACGGTAACGCCACTGAACCTTCCCGTTCTCCCCGATATGTACGTCTGAATAAACTGTCTTTTTAATCAACCCCGCTCCGGCGGGGTTTTTTATTGCCTGGAGAAAATATGATTTATACCACTGGCACCATCGCCATCAGCGGAAACACCCTTACAGGTACCGGCACAAACTTCACTGCTGCTGGCTCATTAATTCGTAACGGCTGTACTGTTATTGCTATGACCAGCCCTGTGCAGGTATTTCAGATTACCGCAATTGGAGGAGCAACAAGCCTCACTGTTACGCCAGCGGCCAGTCCTGCCATTCCGGCCGGAACCAAATACGCCATTCTTCTGAGCGACAGCCTGAGCGTGGACGGTCTGGCGCAGGACATTGCTGAAACCTTCACGATGTACCAGCGCTACATGAGCGGCTTTGCTGATGTGATGAACGGTACGACAGACGTCACCATAACGATTAACGGCACACCAGTCACCGTACCGGGGCAGAAATCACTGGCGAAGAAAGGGGCAAACAGCGACATCACCAGTCTTTCCGGGCTGACTACCGCGCTAAGCATTTCCCAGGGTGGAACTGGTGATAAGACAGCAGCAGGTGCTCGTAGAAACCTTGGTTTAGGAAGTGCCGCCACCAAGGATGTAGGCCCCAATACTGGGAATGTTTTAGGTGTGGGCTATTTCGGTTTCGGAACTCCAACTATTAACGTCTTAGGAAATACCGAATCAGGATTTTATGGCATTGACGGTTCAGGTACTGCCTGGGCCCCGCAAGCTGGCTCAGGTATTGTATGCGGGTATGACCCAACGCGCCGACAGCAAATATTTACAGGAGCATCCGGGAATCTTTTTGTCCGGAACCTTGGCGCATCTGCTATGAATACATCTTCGTCCACCATTCCATGGACACAGATGCAGTCTGTTGGAACATCAGATATTAATTTTAAGCACGTCAACGGCGATCTCGATGTTGCTGATTCTCTTGAAAACATCTGTCAAATGGAGTTTAAGCGATTCTACTACCTTGATGATGATGAGCAGACAGAGCGCCGTGGAGTAATTGCTCAGCAGATCGAACAAATCGACAAGCAATATGTTCACTCTGCTGAGGGCGTAGGGAAAATGACGCTTGACCTTAACCCACTGATGATGGATGCCCTGGCAGCAATAAAGGCACTTAACGCAAAGGTAGTAGAGCTTAGTAAACAGGTTGATGAGCTAAAACAGGGTGGAGCTTGATATACCTGAAGACCGCATATTGAAACGGCTTCGCTAAGAAAACCGCCGCCCGTCTTAAGAAAGAACTGGCGGCGGCTGGTTGCTCAGTGTTCATGCCCGAGCAAACGTGGGGAATATTAACCGAGTAAAATTTAAAGGCCAACCTGGCGAACGGTCGGAAACTCAGAAACCAGCCACATATCGGAATCTTCAAACATTTCCTCCAGCATGCGATTGAGTTTTTCCCGATCACTTTTGCTGGCGTCGCTGTTTAAAGCGTTCGCCTGCATCGGCTTCACCTTCACTTCTGCATCAGGAAAAATCTGGTGCACTCGCTTTGTTAGCTCGGCCAAGATGATCTCTCTGGCCCCCCGGAGCCCTTCAACATTTCGCTTGTCATAAACCAGTTCAACAAACATACCGATCCTCTTATAAGTGAAAAATTGCCTGTGCTTGATCTGTTTTTATAAAAATACTACTGTATATGCATACAGTCAATAAGTGAGTGAGGGTGTGTTCATGCCTCGTCAACCGGATATTCGTGCTGCTTTTATTGCGGCCATAAAGCAAAACCCGAAGGGCTATCTCTGCCTGCATACAGACAAATTCATCGCTGAACTGCAGGAGAGGCACTGGCATTTCAGCCAAGCGGATGCAAATTCATGGATCGAGCGATACCAGCCGGACTTCGCCGATAAGACGACAAACGGAAGTGAGAACCGATACTGGATCCTGCGTAACATGGGGAGGGTTTTCTAATGGGATTTCCATCGCCAGCCATGGATTACCAGGAGCAGCGCATGACGATAGATGTTATCTGCGGTGTAGATAACAACTGCCGGGTTATTGAAACTTCATGCGGCTGGGCCGTTATTAACGTCAGTCTGAAGCCAGAAGGAGGGGATACGTTGCTGGTTAGCATGGACGGGAGAAACGAGTTCGTGAAGCTAATGGGCCACGCGCTGATCACTCAAGATGGTGAAGCGATAGAAGGGGAAGCTCTGAATGACGTAACGGTACACGGCGTTCTTACACATACACTTAACCAAGTTAAAGACGATAAATCGCCTGTAATATAGCGTGTAAATGTCGGGGGTTATTCCCCCATTTTTCCCCAATGATTCCCTGTACAAATTTTAAACATGAAAAAACCAGCCGTAAGAGGCTGGTTTTCAATGTGTTTTTGGTCGGCACGAGAGGATTTGAACCTCCGACCCCCGACACCCCATGTCACTAGCCTTCATTCTTTTCAGATTCGCTTTCCTTTAAGACGGCAGGATAATTAGTTCGGTTAAGACCGAATAAAAGTAGCAAGGAAAATAAATTAATTATCGCGAATGCTCTTAACATCCATACCGTGGACGCTGATGATAACTCATTAAACTTAATGATCTCATCTGGCCATATAATTGTTGCAGTAAATATTGCTGTAAGTAAAAGTATGGCTGTTAAATAAAATCCCAACGTGGTTTTTCCGAACAATAATTTATCAATGATCATTGTGCTTTTTATTTTTTCCGGTCTGGGCGTTGTTTTAGGGGTTTTAACACCTATAACTTTGCCCACTAAATTTATATCTGAGTCATTGCCTGTATGAAGGATTTTAATTCTAACACCATCATTTTTCTCTAAAAAGTCAAAACTCAACAAAATGCTGGTTTTATTTTCGTCAATATGAGTTGAAATGTTGCAGGTATGATTGCTTAACCGGATAATCTCATGCCTTAATATTTTCACATCATTAGTGGCTATTATTCTGAGAGGGTCAATTGTTGTAAGTGAATTCTTGGTTATAATTTTGTTTCCGGAATTCCATATGACGAAAGTCGAAGAGGCAAGCTTATTTACCGTTTCACCCTCATACAAAATCTCGACTTGATTAGGCAATAATGAATCTGACAAACCGATTAAGTCATTGGTTGTTTTGTGAAGTGAAATTTTATAGCGTTTTCTGCTAAAAAAAATAGTGAAAATGGCTATTGCAACACCAATTATACCAATAATGCTACCTACATAAGGTATTGATAGCCAATGTGAAATTTTATCAAACATGATATCCTCATTAAAAAAAAAAGCCCGCATTAGGGCTTTTTATTTTCTTAAGAGCCGCGGCTCCTTTGCGTATCCTTTTTTGTCTCATCACCGTCTGGTCGGTGTCCTGCCGAGACTGCTAACTTCCTGTTATTGCTAGTGATGTCCTATCACAATCCAATCATGATTGGTGGAGCTGGCGGGAGTTGAACCCGCGTCCGAAATTTCTACATCCTCGGTACTACATGCTTAGTTTGTCTTTACATTCGCACGCCAGCTGCGGACAGACACGCCACTAACGAACTAGCCTGATTAGTTTTAACGCTTCAACCCCAGGCAGGGCTTCCACGCGATCTCTTTTGGGTTTGACCTCTCTTTGATCCCCGTCTTAAGAGCGGAAGCTAGGGAGAGAGGGCTCAGAGCAGGTTATTAAGCTGCTAAAGCGTAGTTTTCGTCGTTTGCGACTATTTTTTTGCGGCTTTTAACGAGGCAAACCGCCCCTCGGCATGCACCTTGGGTTTCGCAAATCCCGTCGAATCCAGAATCAGCCCCAATAGTGTTGAACTGAGTATACCAGATTTCACTTCCTGGATACCAGCCCGGAACGCTAACTTATTGAATAGTACAATAAGTGTGCAGAATCAACGTCCTGCGTTTTTCATGATGCGCGCTTTATCAAGCTGCCACTCGCGCTCTTTCAGGTCAGTACGTTTGTCGTGCTGCTTTTTACCCTTCGCGACGCCAACCTTCACCTTGCACCAGGCGTTTTTCCAGTACAGTGACAGGGCGACCACGGTGAAACCTTCGCGGTTGATGCGTCCGTAGAGAGATTCCAGCTCACGCTTGTTTAGCAGCAGCTTACGGGTGCGCGTTGGGTCACACACGTAATGTGACGAGGCGACGGTCAGCGGCGTAAAGTTCGCACCGAACAGGAAAGCTTCGCCATCTTTCAGGATCACGTAGCTGTCGCCGATATTAGCTTTCCCGGCGCGCAGCGATTTTACTTCCCAGCCCTGCAACGCAAGGCCAGCTTCGAATTCTTCTTCAATGAAATACTCGTGGCGCGCACGCTTGTTGAGCGCAATGGTCGCCGAGCCTGGTTTATGTGCTTTTTTCTTCGTCAT